TTTAAGATAGGGCCTTACGAGAACGACCTAGTTCACCACGTCCTCGACACGCAGTTCTTGAACTACGACATCCTCCGGTACTTAAAGCAGCAGGATACGTTTCAGTACGGTGGTTGTACTCCGCAAGAGCGGGCCGAGAAGTGGCAGAACGAACGGGAACGCCAAGCCGCCGCCTCTAAAGAGTTAGCCGCAGCGCACGGAATGCAGCTACGAAAAGACGCCTCGAAGACGTTTAAGAACGAAGTTAAAGCGTTCAAGGAATATGTAAAAAATGGGGGAAATCCGCACCTCATTGCCGCCCACTGGGATCATGTGGACGCGCTAGAATAGCGGATCAGTTGCCCTACTCGGGCTTTATAGGAGTCTTATGCCAATCGTCGTCAACGCCACTAAAGAAGAAATTACCATCAAAATCGTCGGGAGCTATTTCAAGTTCGCCCCCGAGAAGTCCAAGACCATGGGCAAGGACATCGCGTCGTGGATTCAGACCAATCCGGGCGCTAAGGGCTGCGGCCTTGCGGTGATCCCCGACCTCTACCAAGACGGCGAAGAAATCGACGAAGTGTCTTCGGCGGACATGAATGCCCGCAAAGCGGCGCAAGAAGAACTCAGGACGCAAGCGATTGAAAGCGCGTTACAAGAGTACCTAGATAAGCACCGCCGCCTCATTTATAACAACCAAGTTTCGATGCGCCAAGATCTCGGTAAGGCCAACATCCAAGCCGACCCAGCAGTGTTCGCTTCCAAGGGCGAGCTAGACGCTATGCGCCTGGTCGCTAGATATGACTCCAAGGGTCAAGACGCCGAACAATCCAAGATTGACGAAGTGAATAAACTCATGGGCGCAGTCAAGGGAAAAGAGAAATAATTGTCAATCGCCCTCTCCTCTGGCACACTAGGCAGCTACATCACGGCGGTTCGGGATCTCCTGAACCAGCCGGATGCTGCTAATTCCTTCTGGAGCGATCAAGAACTCACGCGTTACTTGAACGAAGCTATCCGCCTGTACTTCCTCGAAGTCACGAATAACAACGAGGGCTTTTGGACGAAGACTGCGGACCTTAACCTCGTTAACGGTACTGAAACAGTCGCACTCCCCTCGGATTGCTACCAAGTCAAGGCCGTCTACATGCAGGTAAACCAAGGCTACGTGGTCCTTCCTTACCGTAACGCTATCTCAGAGTCGTATTCTACGCAGGGAGGTACGGACTCTAACACGTACTTCCCTTCGTACTTCTTCCGCGACAGCAGCCTCGTGCTGCGCCCGACCCCAGCCTACTCCGCTACCGGCACCCTCCGCGTAGAGTACATCTACTTCCCAGACGTGCTTATGCAGTCCGGGGACACGATGTCGAACAACATGATGCCTATCTTTCGTCAGGTCATCGAGATGTACGCCGTCTACAAGGCGAAGATGAAAGAGTCTCTCGTTAATGGTGTGAATACCGCGCAATTAGCGAAAGAGAACCTTGGCGACGCTTATACCCAGTTTAAGGCCGTCGTACAAAGCCGAAGTAAGTACCCCCAATTTGTTAAGCCCTGGTCCGCCGAGGGCGGCCTTTAAGGAAAATTATGGCAAGAAGTGAACCGAATGATGCAGTAGTCCTCACGGTTACGGCGAGTGCAGTTATCTCCAACCGTAATTGTATTATATCGGGGGTGGCTGTAGCCGCTGCCGCGACCACCTGCTCCGTGGCTCTTTATGACCCCCCTGTTGGAACGACTACCTCTACTGGTGCCACCCTGCGTGTTGTCTTGAATGCTATAGCCGCTGATACGGTGGTGTGGCACTGCGACGGCGGTGCGCAGTTTCTTAACGGTTGTGTCGCGGTCGTAACAGGAACCGGAGCCCAGGCTACCGTAGTTTCCGCAGTAATTTAATGGCAGATACCCGCAAAAACGGTCAGTTTAACGAAACCTCGTATTTCGATAACACTGGCGGTTTAAACATCTCTGACTCCGTGTTCCGGGTGAAAGACACCCAGGCTACCGGAGGTGCGAACTTCGAGTACACCCAAACGGGTGGCATTCAGAAGCGTCGTGGTGCTGCGGCTATCAACACGACCGTTGACACGCAGCTTCGGTCGCATGGGCTTGACATCTACAACACCACGCTCGGCACTAAGACCGTAATCCGCGCCGCTGACACCAAGATTCAGGCTGTTGACCTCGACGCACTCAGCTTCACGAATCTGTCTGAGGACACTACCGCAGCGGGTACTGATGTGTTCCCGACCGACACGCTACAACCCACCTCGTTCGCACAGTTCAACACTGATACCGTCTCGATGCTCAACTTCTGCGGCTCGACGGACGCTGTATATACAGTATATTCCCCAACAAAATACACCCAAAACGGTGTAGTCCTTCCTGCGGGTTCATTCAGCGCCACGACGATTGCGGGTGGCGGGGGCTGGAGCACTACCGGGACCTTCCGTTACGCAGTGAGCTACACCAAGGCGTCTACGGGCGCTGAGGGCAACGCGTTCGGGTCTGTCTCGGTTGATGTAGCCGCTGTCACGAACTCCGTGGTACTCACCTTCTCAAGCCTGACCTCGGTTGACGCCGTGACCTACACGTCGGTTAACCTGTACCGCTCGGCGGTCAGTGGGTCTGATGGGTTCACTACCGGCGATCTCGTCACCGTAATGCCGATTAACACCGTGTCCTTTACTGACACGGGCAGCGCCTCCCTCCTCACGCAGAACGTGCCTCGGGTTGACTCCCTGGTGCTGGACAATTCCCCATTACCGACCGGAACGTATAACGTACTCACGCTCTGGAAGCGTCGCCTAGCGACCGCTACGGGCTCTACGCTCCGCATCTCGGACCTAAACATCCCTGAGTCCTGGCCTACGGTCAACACCATCACGATCCCTTCTGGGGGGCCTATCACGGGCCTTGCTGTTATCGCGTTTAACACCGATTATGGTAACGACGAGTACCTAGCTGTGTTCAAAGAGCGCGAACTATGGCTCGTTAAGGGTAACGACTATACCGACGTAACGCTGTCATTCATCGACACCGTGGGCTGCGCTAACCAGGCGCTTATCGCGCTTGCTAACGGGTTCCTCACCTGGATTGACTACCGGGGTATCTACCTCTGGGACGGCTCCGGTAAGCCTATTTACGTCTCGCGCCCGATTGAGCCCTTCTTCATGGTGGATGGCGACATTAACAAGACGCTGCTTCAGTACGGTGTGGGCTCCTACTTCCGTAACCGTAATATGGTTTACTGGTTCGTTTCCAGTAAACAATATGGTGACCAATCGCTCGTAATTAAGATGGACCTCCGTCTTACCCTCCCCGGCGTTGAAAGCACGCTCTCGGGCCGGATGATCGACGGTACTTTCGTCATTGATACGGACGAGGCGGTCCCTGTTTACGCGGCTAAGGCGTACTTACCGTCCGCATCTTCCGACGAGATCATGGTTACGGGCAACGCGACGGGATCTCTCTTCAAGGCGTACCAACAATATAGCGACAGCGGCACCGGGATTGACTTCCAGTACTACAGCCCATTTCTTAACCTCGGTTCCCCGAACCAGGACAAACGCTTTCACAAGGTCATCGCCTGGGTTGACGCGATCGGGGACTGGGACCTCACGCTCGACTACTGGGCTGGGTATCGCCAAGGGTTGACCGAGAAGTCCACCCTACTCGGTTCCGTCACTACGTCGTCATCGAGCGCCGCTGCGCTGTGGGACGTTGGTTACTGGGACACGGCGTACTGGGACGACTACACCCAGAGCCTTAACGGGATTGTGTTCAATCTGAACAACACGGCGGGTAACTCCGAGGGCGACTGCATCCGGCTCCGGTTCCGTAACGACGGGGTTGATGAGCCTGTCACGATCTATGGATACAGCGTTATCTGGACCGAAAAAGGACTTAAACAGTAATGGCAACCTGCGCAGTTAGCGGCAACATTCTTGATCCAAGTGGTACAGCGGCGGCTTCGCTCGAAGTCTCGGCGCGTGTGAACCAGAGTTCGCTGTCTGGTACGTCGCTTATCGTACCCGCCCAGCTCACGACTACGACCAATTCGAGTGGAAACTGGACGCTGACCATTCAGCAGTCCCTCAGCGTAATCTTCACGGTAGAGTACCCACCGCTCGGCACAGAGCCTATGCGCGTTGAGAGCTTTACCGCAAACATACCCGCCACTACAACGGCGAGCTTCAGTAATTTAATCGTGGTGGAGTAACCCGTGCCAAATCTTACATATCCAACCGCAGACTTCGTACCCTTCACTAAGATCCTGTCTAGCGAAGTGAATGGTAAGTTCACCGCGATCAAGACTCTTCTCAACACCACGGGACTTAGCTACACAAACTTGCAACTTAACAACCTCATGTACACCAGTCAGACCTCAATGCAAATTGTAGGTACTAACGCGACGGGATATATGACTACGCAACCCCTTGTTCTCGCTTCCCAGGGCGGTACTGGGTTCGCGTTCACATCGACCACTCTCAATGCAAATTTAATCGTGCAGGCTAATTCGGCTGGTAGCGCCCTTACATTAGCGGCGGTAGCAGTTGATCCCGGAAATAAAATATATAATTTTTACCGTTTTGGATAAGGAATAAAATATGGCAACATCTCCGGTCTTCGTAGGCACACCTAAATTTACTAATACTATCGTTAACAACACGAACGCAGGTGATCCGGCCTATACCGCACCGGCTACGATCGCGACATTACTTACCATGTCTGCGGCAGGGCGGATTGATTCAGTATATATTACTCCCGTAGGGACCAACGGGGCTACCTCACTTAGACTTTGGGTGGACACTGTCGGTTCGGGAGGGTCTAATAACAAGCTTATCTATGACGTAACCATAGCCGCTACCACCTCCACGACAGTCGCCGCATTAGTCCCAGTAACATGGGCCGCTAACCTAGTTCTCCCAGCCAGCGCAGTCCTCCGTGCGACTGTAGCTAATACCGCAGTAACGAACGGTGTGTGTGTCTCGGTTGAGTACGGAGAGTTCTAATGCTTGATGTAAATTCCCTACTCGGATTTCAACCAAAGACCCCCCAGGTCGGTCAGGTAGTTGTGACTGGTGGGGTGGGTTATGGTAGTGTGGGAACCGCAATCCGCACGTTTACGACCGTGGTAGAGAGCTTAGGTAGTTCTATTGTTTATCGAAAAGACCTTATCCAAGGGGATTTTTTTGAGATAACTCAGTCCGGGATATACTATGCTCAGTACTGGGATCAGAAAAACGCTACCCTTTCATTAGGTATAACCGCAAATCAAGAGAACCTAACGACCGGCATTGCCTCGTTAGTAGAACCAGTAGTTCTTTCCTACATCAATGGTACCACCGGATTTACTGTGCAGACCTCTTGCGTGGCCTATCTAAAGGCTGGGACTAAGGTACGAGCAAATAGTTCTAATGCGGCTACATCTACTGCGGCGGCTGACGTTGGTTTTCGTATTTGCTTGATTAGAGCAACCTAATATGTACGCACGCTACCTCAAAGAAACCGAGAACAAAGAGATGCTCCAAACAGAGCACGGTTTCCTCACCTACGGCTTCAACTGCGTTCCCGGCGTGGGCTTCCCACACGTGTATATCGAGACGCTGTACGTAGAGCCCGACTACCGTAAGTCGCACGTTGCGAGCACGATGGCGGATAAAGTGGCGGATATCGCACGAGAGCGCGGCATCACGAAGATGCTGGGCTCCGTAGCGGTACAGCGCAAGGGCGCAGACGCGAACCTCGAAGTACTTAAACGCTACGGAATGCGGCTCTTCGCGGCGCAAGGCGACACGATTTACGTCGTAAAGGATCTAAAATAATGGGTAAGACATTAGGGGCTATCGGCAGCGGGACCTTGGGATTTATGACCAACGGCCTTATGGGTAACTCCGATATGGGTATTACGGGAGCCCTCACCAGAGACAGTGGAATTTCTCGCGCGCTTGGTTTGTCTGGTGAGCAAGGTGAATACTTCCAGCCGACTACAGCAAACGCGGGCCTTGACCAACTGAACCTTGAGAACCAGGCGTTAACAGGGTCAGCCTACCAAGATAAAATGCGGGACATGTCTAGTGGGGTCTTAAGTCTCGACGAGGGAATGCGGGATTTAAAAGGCGTTCAACGCGAAGCGGCAACAACGGACGGCCTTATTGGCTCCCGGATAGCCGCACAAGAAGTACAAAAAAATCCGCTCACCTCCAACCTTTTTGGTAAAGGCGGGCTTAACGACCGTCTCGGTACGGAAGAGCAGAATCTTGCGTCGCGTGGTTATTCGCTGCAACCACAAGATCACGAAGCCTACGGCCAAGCCTCAGGCAACATCGCCCGCCAGTTCGGGCAACAAGAACAAAATACCACCGCCGCCCTTAACCGCCGTGGTCTTGGTGGCGCGTCGTCTGGAGCCGCTGGAGCTGCGTTCTCGGGCCTTCAAGGTAATAAGAACGAAATGCTCGCCAAGGCACAAACCGACATCGCGCAAAAGCGCATGGCGGATACTACTCAACGCCTCCAGAACACCCGTGCTATGATGGGTCAGCTCGGAGCACAGGCCGGATCGCTTCAAGATTCCCAGTTCGATCGTCAAATGGCGGGGGCTAAGAATCGTCAGCAAAACGTCACTAACGCGGCCCAGCTTCAAAGCGGTGCTAACCAAGCAAAGAACGCTGCGGGCTTGACCTTGCTGGAAGACCAACGCGGTGCCAAGG